AATACAGGGTCACCATGGTGTCGAGGGTTAGGACGAACCTTTTGGTATTGGAGTGGGATACCCATCTTCTTAGTCGCCTTCTCAGGTTTTGATTCGATTGGTCGCCAGCCCCAGTTGTCGAAATATACGGTGTTAACATCAACCGCGATACCATCGGGTCCGGTGACGTTGTTGGTTCCTTGGTAAAGGACTGCGTAATCAGAACCGGTGACACCCTGGCTCCAAGCCTTCGTCACCCATCCAAGAACACGCCCGCCTCCAAGTCCAGCAACCAGATTGTCTTCTCGAGCCCAGTCGACGACTCGAGAATGTCCATAGATTCCCACTCGATTCCGACCCAGAACCTCTCCTGCTCCTCTAAAGTAATGAGAAACAGTAGAATTCCAATAGCTAAGGGAGACGTCAAAATCCACTGCGAAATAAACCGGAAGGTTCTCTCGTCCAATGGAACGGAGATAGTTAGAGACAAGCTTGGCATCCTCAATACCTCCGGCTTTGCCACGAGCGGTGTCGGCATTATCTGGGCTACTTCCGCCTCCTCGGAATTGCCAAACGAATGCGAACTTAATCCCGTTCTTAGCTAGGGAATCAATATAAAACTTTGGGGGTTGCTTAGCTCGCATCCACTCTTGCCGAGGGGGAGAACAATATAACATCACGCCTTCGTGCCCACTTTTCTTCAAAGATTCGACAGAAGGAAGTGCTGCTGAAAAATCAATAACGGTTGTCATGAGACCTCCTCTCTAACCGTTGGTTTTAAGTTGCGCCTTTCGTTTAGCATTGAGCGCCCTGTTCTCAGCGGCGATCTCTGCTTGCGACTTCTTCTTTTCGGGCTGGTTCTTAACACTGAATACTCGAATCAGTGTCATGAGACGGTTGAAATGCCAGGTTTCACATTCCTTAGGGATGCCATAAGAGAACATCCAATAATATACAAGTTCAGATGTGATCGTGGCTTTGTTCAAAGACGAGTTTCTACTGTCTCGGAACCAGGTCGCGGTACGCTTTGCTTCTATGTAATTTTTAATATCAACCATGTTCTCGTAACTAAGACAATGATAGACATTATCTGGAACATCGGGGGTGATAGTCATAAGTTTGAAATACGAGAGCCACTCTTCTGGAGTCTTTTCATCATCCGTAGCAAATGGCTTCTCGTGTTCTGACTCCCATTTTGACAAAGAAAGAAGAGAATGCTCCATTTCAAGATCAAACGTGTTTGTCACGAATTCGCTAGTTTCTTCGTTATACTTTTCAGAGATAACGACCTTAAGATGAAGCATTAACGTCCTTTCTTTGTGTTAATGGGGGCTTAGAATTACTGGTTAGTACCGCCAGAGGTGTTACCAGAGGTTCCGGTAGATCCGCTAGACTTCATGGTGGTCTTGTAAAGATCAATGATCTCGTGGGGCAGAAGGAGCTTGCCGTCCTGCTTCTCGTCGTCGGAACCAAACAGCTTGGCCTCGACTGCATCCATGAACTTCTTAGGAAGAATGGTGGAATCCAGCTCAACCAAAGCAGTCGGCTTCAGATCATCATAGCCCTTGATAGCCACCGGGGTGGTGGAGACAGACCAGCTGAAGGTGATAGCCTCAGGAGAGTCATTCACAGTAGCGTGAGCTCGTTCGGACGGAGCTGCGGTAGCGCCGTAAACGAGGTGGAGTTTGTAACCGTAGTCGTTGGTCTTCTCATCGTTACCCTTGATGGTACGGTAAGCGAAACCAAACTGCTGACGAGCCTGCTGACCGATGGTAATACCAGAGAACTGGTTAGACAGGTTGCCTGCGGACGGAACAGCGTAGGAACCATCGCAAACTGCAAACTCATCGGGGTAGGTGTAAGCCTCGATGGTGGCTGCGAACTCCTCAGCGGAAGTCAGGTTCAGGTACTTGATGTTATCCGCATAGAGCGGAGTGGGCTCAGCGCCGGAAGGGGACTGGGTAACCGTGGTGAGACCGTTCCAGGCAATAGCCTTGCCGTAACGACCCTTCTTTTCGTCATCCAAATAAAGGACGCCGTGGTCGACACCAGTTTCATAAGTGCGGGTGCCAGAAGCATCCCAAACAAGCTTAGTCATTATCTATTCCTCCTAGAAATAGAGTGTGAAAACGTCGTGGTATAGATTGTCTTTAACAAATCGAGAGTTGTGCGATGCTAAAGAAAGTTGAGCGATCTTCTTAGGAGTCTTACTGTCAGGGTCTCTGGAAATATGAGTGACTTGATACCGATCTCTCATATGGTATGAGATGTTATCGGCTTTCTTAGTATCATACGTTTCCAGAGAATATACAATGCACGGATAAACCATGCTGATGTTTGGTGGTGGCTGAAAATAGACCCTTTCGTTACCAAGAATCTCAACCAGACGTTTCTGGAGAGTCAGCCGTCGGTCCATTATACACACCACCTAACCGTAAAATAAGACGAGGTCGTTGAACTTCAACCTCAGAGATCTTCCAGAGGACCCCGCTCCATTCAACATACTTCATTTTGAAGAAATGTTCGAACGCAAACGCGTCGGCAACAATACTAATAGAGTTACCAACAGTCAAGTCGTCGTTTACGCTCTCGGAGGGGCTGAGATTTCGAGTATCTCTTACAACATCCCCATAATAAGAGATCTCTCGAATATCATCAACCCATATGCCCGAGCCTTCAGGTTTTTCTACAGACTCTCCATAGCCAACTTTTCCGAAGAACTTAGGCATACGTGTTTCAGTCCTTAGGCGTCGTTCTTCTTAGTAGGAACGAAGGTCCAGTTTGCTACCGTGTTCGGCTCGAAGTAGTAGCCGGACTTAGCGCGTGCATCAACCTCAGTGGTGGAGGTGATTACCTTGTCGCCAGTAACCGGGGAACCCTCGATGGTGTACTCAACGCCATCAATCTTCGGGATGGTTACCGTGTTGGTGTTAGAGTTGAAGGACGGAGACTTAGGGATGGCCAGCGTGCCCAACTGACGGCGAATAACCACAGCAGACTTCGGCTTGGTCAGTGCACCAGACATGCGGGTCTCAATGAGGTACTTGTGCTGGTTGTAGTCGATGTCGAAGTCATCGAACATGGAGACTTCGCCGCCCTTGTCAGCGCCTGCGGTGTAGTCATTCAGGTTGACGTAGATAGCGAAGATATCGGTCTGCTCCATCGGCTCGACCGTGATGATCTCCTTAGCCATCAGCTCGGAAGCAAGAGCATCCTGAGAAGTGTAGAGACGGCGACCCATCTTGTCCTTGAGGAGAAGCATGTCGGTCAGGTTCGGGAGAGTGGTGAACAGAGTCGGCTGACCAGAGCCACGGTAGTTGGAACGAGCACGAATCAGAGCCTCGATAACGGAGTCTGCATCAGCATCAGCCGGAACGGTAACGCGGTGTGCGTACATCGGGTCATCAAGAGCAATCGGGCGAATACGATCCTCGTCGATCTTATCATCGGAGATCTCGGAACGGCCGTCACCGATAAGAATTGCACGAGCAACTTCCTCGTCGAGCATCATGCGCATCTCAGCCTTGATCCAGGCGATGACGTCAAGATCGGTAATATCCAGAACGTCGTCGCGGTCAAGCTTCTGCTTCTTGTAGATGGTGGTTGGCTCGGTCTTACGACGGAGGAGCTTGATAACCTCTTCCTTCTTGAGGTTGCCCTTGACGTAGCCTCGAGCACGAGCTTCCTCAGCCGTAATATCAGCCACGGTGGACTTGATGCGGGAGAACGGAGACTTCTTGATACCGCTCATCACAGAAGAAACCCACTCGTCGCGGCGCTTCAGGAACTCAGGGGAGTTCTCGATGTTGCGAGCATCCGGGAAGAGGAAGTCGATGTCCTCGATACCATACTTATCAGCGTGCTCCAGGAAAGCTTCCTTCAGAGAGCCGGTCTTACGAGCATCCTTGACAATGTCCTCTACATCAGAGTGGGACAGAGATGCGGAGTGCTGCATGGAGTCACCAGAGTTGTTCTGGTTAGCCATTTCGAATACATTTCGGGTCATTTCAAAAGCTTCCTTGTGGGAGATGTAGGGAGTACCATCAGCGGCGAAACCGGACTGAGCCAGCTCCTCCTCTTCTTCATCATCGGCTTCAGTATTGGCCTGATCGCCATCGGCAGAAACACCGGCGTCTTCCAAAGCAGCGCCAATCATGTAGTAGACGACGTTCTGCTGCTCTTCGGTCATGGAATCGAAGACGTCCTGTACGGTCTTCTCGCCGTTACCGCCAGCGTTGTTACCATTGTTTGGGTTCTTAGCCATTTCAGTTTCCTCCTGAGAAACATTGTTAGTGGTTGACTGGTCAGCGTGCTCCAATTCAAGACCGGTGTAAATAACGGCCTCGTCTTCGAGATACTCGGTGTATCCGTCGGAGTGCTGAATATTGACATTGTCAATGAGGGCGCCTGGATTTGCACCAGACAACACGAGACTTACCTCTCGGATAAACCCGTGCATTACGTTTCGAGACTTTTCAACAAGTCGGTTTGCAAAGATAGACATGGCCGTAATATCGCCATGCTTAACAAGAGATCGAGCCGTGCTAGCAGCGTCGGAATCATTAAAGAAACCATACGCATAAACACCGTCGTCTCGGTTTTCTAGAACAGCGTGACCCAGAACATTGTTTGGATCACTATGCCCGTGCTGCCAGACTAGAGGAACCTTGGTTCCATCCTGATCGGCGAAGGCACCAGGCATAATCGTACGACCGTCAGAACAACGCAGTCCGGACTTCGTGGCATAGCCACTAAAATCTGGTACCATTTTGACAGTCTCCTTTCTTACGTCTATGGCATTGGTGTGTCGATGTTTTCATCCGAAGGTGGCGGGGGCTCCTGCGGCTGAGGCATGTTACTGTTCTGAAGCTTATCGGCCTTCGGATCGCTAGACGGTCGGAATCCGATCGCCGAACGAATCTCATTAGCCGTAAGAACTTCGTTACGAGTAAACTTGTCTGCAATTTCCGCAATGTTGTTGACTGGAACCAACTCAAACGGATTAAACCCGAAGACAATCATCTGGTTCTGACTACGAGCCGTTTTGGTTAGGAACGTTCGAGTCATGGCCTCTGAGATCGCCTTCATAATGGGCTTGATCGTTCGAGCTTGATAATTCAGCATAGTTTGTTCGGATGCAGTTCCATCAATAACTTCCTTCGTCAAGCCAAGCTGACTGTACAAGAGATTAGTCAAGTACTCAACTTGCTGAGGAAGATCGTTCTCGATAGATCGATTGAGCTGAGTGATCTTCTCACTACCATCAGTATAGGCAATACCATACTTACTCTCTCGAAG